AGGTGCCCGGAGTCAGCATGGTGAGCTCGCAGAATTTCTAGGCATGGAGATGAGCAAGGCCGTACTCGGTCAGACGCTGACGGTGGACGCTGGAGAGCGCGGGGCGAGGTCCTTGGGCGAGGTCCATGACCGAGTGCGTCGCGACATCCGAGAAGGAGACGCAATCTCGTTGGCCACGACCATTAGGCGCGACGTCATCATGCCGCTGGTTGAGTTGAACTTCGGCAAAGACGTGATGGTCCCTGGGTTCCACTTCGTGACTGAGGACGTGGAGGACATCGGAACATTCTCGCGCGCTGTCAACGCATTGTGGCAGAGCGGTGTGACGCTCTCGCAGCCTTGGATCCGTGACCGCATTGGCGCGCCGGAGCCAGAGCCTGGTGAAGAGACGATCGGGCCTGAAAATGACGCGGCTAACGAAGATCCGGAGCCCAGTCCGGAAGAGGCTGAAGATAGCGGAGAAGAACAAGATGGCGATCAGGAAGAAGAAGCAGCCTAAAGAGCAGACTGACTGGTTGGAGGTCATTGATGACACTGGCCTGTTCACGCGCTCGATGCTGGTCCGCGGGATCGACGAAGACCGTCGCTCTGTGGATGTCATTGCATCGACCGATGCCATTGATGGTCATGGTGAGATTGTGGAGCAGGTCTGGAACCTGGATCGGTTCCGAAGCAATCCCGTCATCCTGTGGAACCACAACCGGATGTTTCAGCAGGACACGTTGCCGATCGGAAAGGCTACCTACATCGGGATCGAGAAGGTCGATGGTCGAGATGCCCTGGTTGCCACCATCCAGTTTGCATCCGAGAAGGCCAACCCGAAGGGCGAGCAGGTCTGGAACAGCTTCCAAGAGGGCACCCTGCGAGCTGTGAGCGTGGGGTTTAACCCGAACACTGTCCGCGTCGAACGACGCGATGACAAGGACGTGACCGTCCTGAGCGACAACGTTCTCATGGAAATTAGCGCGACCCCTATTGGGTCGAACCCTGAAGCACTAGCACGACGCCTTTCCAAGGCGCTTGATACTCAGAAAACCGCAAAGAAAGGCGAACAAATGGACGTGGAAGAGATTCTACAGGAGAAGATGGCTTCACTTGCCAAGCTCGAGGTAGAGTTCAATGGCGAGAAGGCCAAGGTTGAGACCCTCAACGAGCGTTGCAAGGATCTCGAAGAGCAACTTGCGAACGAGAAGACGCGAGCTGACGGTCTGACGCACAAGCTACTTGGGCAGCGGCTCGACGGGTTGGTTGGGAAGAAGATTTCTCCTGCTGAAAAAACCACGCTCGTCAAGTTGGCCGTCCAGAGCCCGGATTTGTTCGAGGAGCACCTCAAGAGCATTGAGGCGCGGCCCGACATGAACACACTCATGAGCATCACTGGTGGCCCTGATGGTGACGACGGTGAGCCTCTTGTTCCTAAGGCGCTTCCTGCTCCCAGTAATGGGAAGGGCGGCGAAGACTTCGACAACATCATCCGTCAGCGGGTCTTCGGCTAAGAAGGATTGAATCATGGCAACCGCACTACGCAAACTAGAGCACGTAACTTTCGCAGAATTCACGGTCGCTGCTGGCCAGGCCGCCACCATTGGTGAGCTTGCTGTCATGGCATCGGACACCACTGTACAGGATGCTGGTGGAGCGAGTGATCTGGGCATTGGGGTTTTTGCTACGACCGAAGTAGCTGGCGCCCGAGTGGCTGTGATGCTTCTCAGCTCAAGCGGAGTCATCCCTGTCGCGTGTGGCACGGGTGGCTGCACTCGCGGCACCAAGGCCATCGCGGTGGCTGATGGGTTTACTGACGCGCCTGCTCACGACTCAGATGGAACGGGCAACAGCTCAATCTACGGCGTTTTTATGCAATCCGGTGTCGTTGGTGACGTCGTGGGCATGATGCCTTGCATCGCCAACCGTGGCAACGCGTAAGGAAGGGACTTAGCAATGTCACAAATCACTGGTGGAAGCCCCGCAGGTCGCAAAATCGTTGAGGTTAGCGACTGGGAAATGAAAGAGATCGAGCGCCTACGAAGCGCCGGTCCGAGCGTGAGCTACGATAGCATCAAAAGCTGTCAGCGCGCTTACGACAAGAAGACTGGCCGTATTAGCAAGGCTCAGAAGTACGAAGAGTTCATCGATGAGGTCAAGGCAGCCATCTATGAAGGTGGCCCCCGAGTGCAAGAAGCTTTGCGCAAGGCCAATGCTGAGATCGTGTCTCTGAAAGACATCGACGCAGGGACCGTTCACCAGAACAGTACCCTGTCGAACCTGTCGATTCAGTACGCGAACGAGGAGTTCATCGGGTTGGAGCTCGCGCCGATCATTCAGACGGCGAAAGAGACTGACACCTACTACACGTACGGCCAGCGTGACCGCGTGGCGTATCCTGACGATGCGCTGGGCAACCGTGACCGGGCGACTGAATTCCAGGAAACCCGCGGCACGGCGACCTACACGTGTCTGCCGTACGGTTACTCGAACTTCGTTGCTCAGCGTACGCTGAACAACCAAGACGCACCACTTGATGAGCTTGTCGATGTGGTCGAGTCAATCAATGAGGGCCTCTTGTTCCGTGAAGAGTCGCGCATTGCAACGCTCATGACCACGGGCGGCAACTACGGCGGTAACACCACGGCAATCGGTGCGGCTAACCGCTGGGACACCGCGACTGGCGGTGACCCGATTGCGGACATCCAGGACACAATGCTTGCTGCACTGTGGACTGGCCGTGGCCCCGGTGAACTGAAGTTCTTCAGTCCGCTCGAGGTGTACAACGTTCTGAGTCGTCATCCGGCCATCTTGGATCTGTTCAAGTACAACGGCTCCTCGCCTGGCTTGGCAACTCCGAACATGATTGCCGGATTCTTCGGCGTTCAGAGCTACCTCATTGGCAAGGCCCGGCAGGACACGGCCAACGAAGGTCAGACGGCTGTGTACACGCGGTTGTGGGGTGCTGATAGCTTCGGCGTGGCGCGCGTCATGCGTCGCCCGAGTCGTCGCAACGCAGCGTTCGCGAGCACGTTCCGTCATGGCACCAAGCTCACGTCGCTCGTTTACGAGCAGCTGCGTGGGCACGGTGGTGGGTACACTGCTCAGGTTAGCCTGAGTGAGACCAGCAACGTGATTGCTTCCCCCACCGGGTACCTTTTGACCACGGTTAGGGCGTAATCATTGTCAAAGCGAAGCAATTCGTTTAAGAGGCCCAAGGCAGAGAACGCCTGCCTTGGACTTGAGCCCGGAGGCCATAGCCAGTGGCGCAATGAAACTGGCAGAAATGTGGCCTTCGAGTTCAGGGACGTATCAGTCCCTTACTGGCCGAGTTGTGGTCTGAAGAGCTTCCCAAACACATGGGCTGAAAAGCTCATGGAGCTCAACATGACCTTCGTAAAGGATCTGGTGTGACGTACATCGTCCAAGCTGACCTGGAGAACAGACTCACGGCTCGCGTGGTCCGTCAGATCTTGGACGATGATATTGACGGGTCTCCGGACGCCGGTCCTCTTGCTCAGGTCATTGCGGACGCTGAGGCGTACTGCGAGGGATTTGTCAGAGGAAACTACGATATCGCAGCGCTGCAAGCGCTTGGTGTTGGCGCGCCAACAGAGTTCAAGCGGCTGTGCTTGGACGTTGCTGCTGCCTTTCTGGTGGAGCGTCATCCCGAGTACATCCGAGCAGACGGCGACGACATGATTGAGCGCGCTCGACGAGACCTGATGGACCTGCGCAATGGCGTCACCAGGATGAACGTCGTGGGTTCCCCGGAGAACGCGGCGAACCAGGGCGGCATCGTTCGCACTGGGGATCCAGACGACCCAACTCCCGATCGCGACAAGGTGTTCTTGGACCCAACGTCGTTTGACGTATTCTGATGCCTAGCCAGACCTCAGCAGTCGGACCGCTCACGTTACCGGTTCCTGCTGGTGCGTTAGGCGACAAGTTCGATGACCCAGTTGTCGAAGCGCTGCTCGACTACGCAGCATTCAGCTTGAACGACAACTTAAATGCGAAGCTCGCCAATCTGGCTCAGACGCCATCAACGGCGGTGCCAGCAGCGAATCGATTCACGTTCGACCCGACACACCCTAGGGGGCACAGCGTCACCCTGCCGATTCCATCGCTGTACGTGTGGTGGGATGGGCAGAGCACTATTCAAAAGTGGTCGCTTCTAGTCAACATGAGGGTCCGAGAGATCCAGTTCATGTATGTGTTCGACGAGCTTCCTGAGCTCGACGAGATGGATCGGAGAGCCGGCCTGCTGAACGCAGTGGATGCCATCATGCACAAGGTGTCGTTTCGAAGTCGTCATCCATCCTACGGGTTCGACGGTGCTCCGCTCGGGCAATCGCTCTGCGAAACGCTGGGGCCGCTTGGGTCGTTCCATAGCGAATGGATGGGGGGTCAGCCTGGCCGATTCGGTATCGACGAGGGCCCAGACGAGGCGGCTTCTCGAAGGGTGAAGAAGATCTCGGGCAGGGATTACCCTGCGCTTCGAGGCAGGTGGAATGTGATGGAGAGGGTGCACCAGGAGACCCTGGAAGACCCGGCAGATGTTAACCGCGACATTGCGGTGACCCTGAACGCTAGCGATGGCGAGAGTGCAGACACGACCCTGTTCATGGACAGAGTGCTCGGCGGACCTGATGGCTGCGAGGGAGATGACGAATAATGGCTAACCCTCGCAGATGTTCCACCATCAGACCAAGCCGAGCTTCGATGCTGGCTGACCCTGGTCCGCAAATCGAGCACTACAACACGCCGCTCGATTCACCCGTCGTATACCGATGGGTTGTCAACGATGTGAGCACAGCTGACGCTCTGAACATCATCGGCCATGCAGGAGGGTCTGAGGGGAGATGGATCCGCCAGCGGGAAGACATCGCTGGCGCTGCGCTGACTGATGCA